CGCGGGGCATACTAGCTCGCCCGCGCATTTTGGCTCGGTCAGGAACAATCCTTTTCCGTCGATAACCGATTCAGCCACTTTTACGGGCGCGTCGTCTAAAAACAAAATGTCGGCGCTAAACTCCGATATTTGCTTGACGGTTTCCGGCAAAAGATTTGACTCAGTTAGAAACAAGTCAAAATCCTTGTGGTCTGCATCCCGCATTATAGGGTTGGAATCCAAGTTAGCTAACCTCTCGCCCTGAAGCGCGAATGTTGATAGCCGTAGCAGTCCCCGCGATCGTAGAGATAAACCCGCTGGCCATCAGCACCTGGCCGACAATCTCCGGAAACGTGTATACCTCGCTTGCCGCCAGCGTCTTGGTCTTGGTAATCAAGTTCTGATTGCCCGCCGTGTCTCCCGATGTGACCAGATTCACACTAAGTGTTGCCGCTATTGCGCTGTAGTTGGTTGCGGTGAACTTGTCGATAATTGTCGTGACGTTGGTCGCTGTGTATTGCGTGGTCTGGCTGGACTCAGCGGTCTTGGCAGGGATAAGGACTTTTACGGTTACAGTCATTGTTGACTCCGGTTATTGAGTAAATTCAATCAAATCGCCAACATTTAACCCAGTAAGGAATGTCACCGTTGACACGCTAGTCTCGGTGTAATTTACAACAACAATTTGTTTGCTGCCGTTTACGTACACCTTAAGCGCATTGACTCCCACAGTATAGCTAAATGGCGTTGTTACAATCGTCTGGCCTTGTGTCGCGGTAGCGTAGCCTTGTTGCCCAGAGGATGAGTTGATACCGGAAATGTTGTCTGACGTAGATATTAAAACGCTAACTTGGTCTTTCAGAATAAACTTATAGTTAACGCCATCCGTTAACCAAATTTCACCGCTATCAGGCACACGACCGGCGGCGTTAAGAACAATGGGGTTGGGTTGGGCAGTAAGTCCATCCGATTGCGTATAGGTAACGGCAGGTGTTGTTGTTCCAGCAACGTAGGTGTATAGAAGGCCACCAGTCAATACCTGACCATCGTCGTCGAAGAATTGCGCGGCAGCACCGCCTACGGGAGAAAGATTAACGGCCATAATAGCTCCGAGTTATAGGTCAATTAACCGGCGGGGCGGGTTCTTGTAAACGCGCAGAATAGAACTTGATCGCTACCAGAACCGACATAGATTGCGTAAGTAGTGCCGTTCCAATACACGCCTATGCTACCTGCTCCTGGCGTACTTGAAACAACAAACTGAGTAGAAGTCTGGCTAACCAACACAACTGTCGTCCCGCTCATCAAATACAGACCTGTTTGGCCGGTAGTTCCCGAAGTGATAATAAGTTGTCCAGAGCCTAACAATAGCGGATAGTTTGCGGAAGCGGCAACCGTGAAACTGTGTTGAGATACGTCAACCGCAGCAGATCTATTTGGCTCGTCAATTGGGCCGCCACAGATAAAGGTTCCCGTGCTACCCAAACGTGTGCCTGTTCCTCCAGCGCCCCACAACACATTTGCATACAGCATTAACGAGTTGGAATCTATATCAAAGCCGTTTGCGGTAGTTGTAGTCGTAGCCCAATTTTTTACGTAAACATTAGAGACTCTAAAATTGGTAGATGCTGAATTACACAAAATAGATTCCGCGCCGCTAGAAGTAAATTCAGCGTTGGATAGGTCTATGTTGACCGAGGTAGCAGATGAGTCAATTAAGATGCCGTTACTAGCAACGGTTGTATCAGCAGCAAAATAACCGTTCTGCATCAGCAGTCTTGTGTTTACACCTGTGATATAAACACACGCCTTTTTAAGAAAATCAAAACCGAAGTTTGAAATGCAACCAAGACTTAGAGATCCTACGGGAGTCACGGCGGAACTATAGTCGCATTGAATTCCTACATTTGCGCCAAATATGAATATGTTATTAAACTGGGGATTATCAACGCGGCCTAATTTTATAAAAATAAGATTTGCGTGGATGTAATCGGTAACGCTTGCGGTTGTGTTCCACCAATAAGAATTAGCCATAACATTATCAATTTGGCATACGTCGTAACATCCATCTAAATCAATCATGGTGTTAAAACAAATACCCGTCAAACCGTCAATGTGAATCCAAGCGCCGTCAGCTTTTATGCCGTGGCTAACGCCATACAGGCTACAATTTTTAATCTTCAACCCATCGCCACCAATATCTGCCCCAGGTGCCCGGTAAGCGTAAACAGACCACGGCGTTGTTGTCGGAGTCCATGCGCCCGTCGGCGTTGGTTGATTGCCGTAAAATTGCAAGCCTTCGATCTGAACCCCGTTGTAAGTTACATAGAAACAACTTGTTGCAACAGAAGTTAAAAAGTTAATGTAAATTCTTGATCCGAAATGGTCTTGTACGGCGTTTGTAGCAAGAAAAGTAGTTCCGTATAATTTGACAGCGCCGGTTATAGTAATTTGCTGCGTTACGTTATAGTTACCGGCGGGGAAATGAACAGCCTTTCCGTTGGTAATGCCAAAATTAACAGCGTTTTGAATAGCCGTTGTGTCGTCCGTTGTTCCGTTTCCTGCCGCGCCAAAGTCTTTGACCGATATGTAGTCCTGCGCTTTTTCATTTACAGTTCTATTGGTAGCGCCTGTTGGCGTGGAGCCACCATTTTTAAAGTCAATTTTCGGTATTAAAGTAGCCATATATCCCCTATGCCGCAGCTCGTGTTCTGAATATCACAAAGGCAAAACCAGCGGTTGCCACATATGTGCTTGTAAAAGTGTACCCGTTTATACCTGCGTTGTAAGTAAGAGTGCCGCCGCCACCAGCCCCATTTGAGCCTATTGAAGTTGTTGCGCCACCACCAGCAAGCCAAACTTGGTTACCGCCAGTGGCCGTATTATTTACCATTACCATGCCAGAAAAGTTTGATATGTTAACGGTTCCCGCAGTTGCCACGGCAACGGTAGCCGGTGACGTATCTAAATGGTAAGTAGATGTATAGGTACCCGAATTTGTCAGAGTGCCGTTAGCTGCCACCGTAGTAAACGCGCCTGTTGTGGCTGTAGTAGCGCCCACGGTGCCGTTGATGTTGATGGATGCGGTTCCGGTCAAGTTGGTTACCGTTCCACTGGATGGCGTTCCAAGTGCGCCGCCGTTTACCACAAACGCACCAGCCGTTCCGGTATTTACCCCCAAAGCGGTGACAACACCTGTTCCTGTGGTCGTAGTGGCTGGAGCTGCTCCAGCACCGCCGCCCAGGACTAACGCGCTGGCAGTAAGCGCGGTAGAGGTTGCCCAGGTAGACGAGCTAGAAAAGTAAGGTACACCACCGCTGGTTCCTGCTACGGTCAACGCCAGCGTTCCCGAACTTGTAATCGGTGATCCAGCAACCGAGATCAAGCCTCCGGTAAACGATTGAGCTACGCTGGTAACGGTTCCAACCGTTGTGTCGGTTGCCCAGCTTGGCAGACCTGCTGCAACCACGAGCCGCTGCCCACTGGTTCCTATTGCAAGTTTGGCCACCGTGTTAGCGGCGCTGGCGTAGATTATGTCGCCTGCGGTATACGATGTAAGACCAGTGCCGCCGTAAGCGTAGGTGATTGTGCCAAGATCGCCCGAGCCAAGCAGCGTTGTGCCGTTGACCGTCTTGATGTTGGTGCCGCTGACCAGCGCGGCCTGCTTGCTGTTAAAGGTTGTCCAATCAGTGCTGGTCAGGTAGCCGTTAACGCTCGTCGTTGCAGCGGCCATCGAGATCGCTGGCGTTGTGCCGCCCGAGCTGACGACCGGCGCGGTGCCGGTTACGCTGGTGACGGTTCCCGATCCTTTGTTGTTAAAGGTCGTCCAATCGGCGGCGCTCAAAGCCCCGCGATTAGATGCCGAGGCAGTTGGAACTTGCAGCGTGATGACCGGCGTGGTCGTGCCAGTCGCAACAGTGCTAGACAGATCTGTGCCGGTCGTGCCGAGCGTCAACGCGGCAACACTGGTGACGGTGCCGCCCGAACCAGTCGCAGACAGAGTGCCGCCAGCAAAGGCAACGCCAGTGCCTATGGTGACGTTGCTGAACCCGCCCGCACCGTTGCCATACAAGATCGACGTGCCACTGGTTGCGGGAGCATAATCTGTGCCGCTGGCAGCTGCGCTGATAGCGGTGCCGTTGCCTTTAAGCAGTCCGGTGATGGTCGTAGACATCGTGATCGCCGGAGTTGTTGTTGCGGTTGCTACGGTTCCAGCCAGCCCGTTAGCTGACACCACAGACACGCTGGTTACAGTGCCACCGCCATCTGTGGCCCACGTAGGCGCACCAGCACCACCACTGGTCAGCACTTGGCCCAGTGTCCCTGCTGCACTGACCGCAAGCGCGGCGCCGGTTCCATAAGCCACGCCGCCTGCAGTTGGACTGCTGTCAAGGTTGTAGTTGGCAATGGTTCCGGTCTGCACGACAGGCTGAAGGTAAGCCCCTTGGATGGCGGCTTCCGCGTTCTCAAACCGCGACATCATCGACATCAGTTGCGCGGTGTCTAGGGTCTTTAGGAAGTCTCCAGATTGATCCTCGTATTGCGGAGCAATGTCCTTGTTGATCTGGATCAGCAGCTCGGTAAAGTCGGGTTGATTAGGTGGCCCGATCTGCAATTCATCAAGCGTTGTAGGATTGCTGCCGCTGCCGGTCAGGATAAACAGGTTAAAAAAGAACCGATACCATTCCCGCGATATAAGTCCGGTGCGCTCGTCGATGAACGGCACACGAGGCGCGGGAATGTTAGTGATGTTAAGGCTGGTAGCCATTAACTACTCGTCGGCGTAATAAACAATTCAGCGCCCATAATTGCAATTTTTACCGGATCTGTTCCCGATACTTCATAAACTCGATCGCGGATCTTCGTGGTCATTCCAAGTCTGCGCCAAATGGTTCTGGAACCGTAAGCGCCAATCTTGCCCATCGAGTTCCAATGCTCGTTAGACCATGTATGTCCTGCGTCGTCCGACCAGCGCAGCATAACCTGAGGGTTGTAACCCGGAGCTTCAGGATAAGCGTTAGTTTCTAACGCATATCCGTTGTAATCATTGATAGGTTGAACTTGAGTTACCAGCGGTTCGTTTGCGTCATTTGTTTCTGTGACTAACTGGTTACCGCTTTGCGTAATCAAATAGCCTTGCACAAACTCAGCTACGATTATGCTACCGGACTCTGTGGCCAGATCCTCAGAGTCATAAGCCGGGTATAAATTAAGTCCTACGCCTGTTTCAGCATCGAGCTGTAAGCTGTGATGCGCGGTGCGCTTGAGGCTATTCTGACCTGTCGGTAACGCCCTCCATGACCGTAGCCATTTTTGCGTTTTCCCATCATCGGCGTACACATCGAGATCAAAAGCGTAAACACGCCCATCCGCGTAGTCTCCAACCACAATTTCGTCATTAAACGACATTTGGCAATTGCTGCGGTGTCGGACAAATTGACCATTATTAAACCCCGCACGTTCGTGCCAAAGTTGGGTAGATACGTCGTAAACCCATGTTGCGCCGGCTAACGGAAAGATTAGCACGTAGAACGGATGACCGTCCTGCTGGTAGGTGTAGCCAATTGCGTCTGTGATGTTGCCGTAGCTTTGAAAAGCGTACTCAACGGCGTTGGTCGAGATCCGCGCTGGCGTGTAGCCGTTAGCCCGGTAAACAATTCCCCTACCGCGAGCATCTGAACCAAGCCAGAACACGCTGTTATCCAGTTTGGCAACCGAGTAAGCTGCCTCGCAACCGACTTCCATAAACGCGCCTTGAATACGCGCTAAGGGAAAGTCCGGCGTTCCAGCGTCATACCAGACTTCCACGCTGGTATTGCCAAACAAGAATATCTCGCGGTGGTCTACAATCAAGGCAATTACATTGTCTGGATAACCTTCCGCGCTGGCAAAATCCAGCGGATCTATGGAGTTGCCATCCAGTAAACTGGTTACCCAAAACTTTTGCGTGTCTGGCTCGTTGAATACAAAGTAACCATCCAGGTATCCAACCGAACCTGCGCCGGGAAAGTCAGCATCTGCAATTTGCCCAAATGCTGCTGTGACTACGTTGTAAATGTAACCGTCAGGATTACATGCAATAAATATCTGTGTTCCATTGTCGGCCATGCTGACCGGGCCGCTGCCTGACACAGTGCCGATTAGAGTAGAAGTCCAGCTTGTAGTCAGGCTGTAAAACTCATTCCCCGATACCACATAGGCCACGCCATTCGTAACCCACAAACCACGAATAGGCCCAGTGCCAACGGTTGCAAGCAAACGTAAGCCAGGACAGCGCAGCAAAAATCCCCCTTCTTTCCCGCCGCTGCCTTCAGGCACAACTTCGGGAAACAGGTTGACCATGCGGTTATCAGCCGCATTAGTTGACCGAGCGACATAACTGCCGCCAAGGATCGGCGTTTTCAATTACGCGATGACCGCTTTGATAACTGCAAAAGCAATCACAATCGCTTCACTCAATGAACCGGCGGTAATGTTACGCACGTTAATGCTGGCCGAACCAGCCGCAGATTGAGCGTTGAGCAGGTAAGAACCCGCAGTTCCTCCGCTGATGTGGTTCATTATCAGAATGTCGTTAGCCTCAATTACCGTATTGGTTAACGTAAAACTGACCGTTGTATCAAGGTTAAGCGCGGCGTTGTTTAGCGTAATCTGGCCGGTTGATTTGCTCAACGTCACGCCGGTGGCTTTGCTGGTTGCCTGAGTAACCGTTCCACCAGAACCTGTTGCGTAACCCACTTTTCCGGTGCTGCTAACGACAATATTGCCAGTGGTGCTAAGACTTGTTCCAGTTGCCGCACCGATTACCGGCGTGGTCAACACCATTGAGGTGCTGGTGCAATTCGACAGATTGCCGCTAGTTGGCGTTCCCAATACCGGCGTAGTAAGCACCATCGAGGTGCTGGTGCAATTAGAAATATTGCCACTTGTCGGAGTGCCTAATACCGGAGTAACCATTACCATGCTGGTGCTGGTACACGCACTGATGTTACCGCTGGCAACTGTTCCAAGAACCGGAGCTGCCAGCACCATGCCTGTGCTAGTACAGGCGCTAATCACGCCGCTGGCAACCGTTCCCAGTGCTGGTGTAACGAACGTCGGGCTGGTGAATAGATTGGTAACAGATAGTTGTTTGGTCGTGCTGGTTGTTGCCTGAACGATTGGCAGCACATCAGCGCCAGCCTGCGAAGTGGCAACGGGTAATGCGGAAATGGCAATATTTGGCATGTTAGTAATTTCCTGCGTAAATGTTAAACCGCTGGCGAGTCGCCACGATGCTGTAAGGCAAGCTCATTACGTCATCGGGGTTGTTGATCCGCTTAATGTTGCGTTTGCTGCTCATTGCAATTCTTTGCACTTGGGGCGGCGGCTCAACCCCAAACTCGGCGGCAATCTCAGACGCTAGATTGAACCGGAACGCACGAAGGTAACCGGGAGGCACCACCAGTGTAGTCGCCAATGTAGCCGGTTCTGTTAACTCGGTTACGCTAATAAAATGCCATTCCAACGCTTTAGTAGGCACCGGATAGATGTACATGGACACATTCGGCATGTCCATGTTAATCCACAATACTTGCGGGTATGTTGAGGTAACGGTTTTAACCGCAATCCCGTCATACTGCTGCTGGTTAATAATCTTGATGCCAAAACTTATGTTGTTTGACGGGTCACGAAAATAAGTGGCGTCGTCCAAAAGCACCGGACGATTGCCCACAAAGTCGCCTGTTGGCCCAAGCGTTTGCGACCGGAGTCCCTGTGTCCAGGTGAATGTTTGGTCTTGCGTCGAGAACACAGACAGCCGTTCAGACGACCAGCTATCCAACATCTGGTTCATTGCTGTCAGTGCGTCTTGCGAAGTTGCCGCCGATGGCGTTTCACCTTCGGCTAATTGACCAATTAGCCGTAACGCCCCGTTGATCTGATCGCCAGCCGTGGTGGTCATTCTACAAGCTCCTTACGCGGCCTGCCGCGAGGTTTAGCCAGTTCGTTGACCTCATTTTCGGGGTCGCCCGGTTCAAAGCGTTCCCAACCGTTTTTTTCATCCGCTTCAGCTTCGGCCTCTGCAATAGCGACCTTGTTACCATGAACGGGATGCCGCAAGTAGATGACCATATTAAATCCTTAAAAACCACCTCGCGGTTGTTACACCGCGAGGTGTTGTTACTAAGCTATCCGATAAACCGTGTACGCTGCTGTGCCGGTTTTGCGGAACAAAAATTGAGCCGCACCACCAACGCCCGCTGCGCTGCCCGTGATAGCCACAACAAGATTACCAACCGCAGTAATGCCCGTGCCAACCACCATCGTAACCACGCCGGTGCTTGTGCCAATGTTGACAACCGTCAGCAGGAACGTGCTGTTGGTTTTCATGTTGGTCATTACGGCGTCAATTGCCGTGGCCGTAGGCATGGTAAGACTTGAGGCCGTAGTCGTTGGGTCTACTACCAACAGGCCATTCAAGACTTGCGTGGTGGTCAAGGTTGCCGTGGACGTTGCCGTTTGCGGTGCTGCTTGGACATTAATTTCTGGTTCGTTTTGGTTGCCATCGGTGAACTGATAGCCGCCACCAACTGAGGGAAGTGCCATGATTATTTCTCCTAAAAATTAAGATGCCCCCGCGCTAGGCGGGAGCGGTTTTGTTAGCCCCAGATACGGCAAGCCATCGGTGCGCGTATGGTGCTGAAACCGTACAGCACATCGACACGACAAGGCATACGGTCGTTGTTAATATCGTACTGACGCACGATACGCATCGAGATACCGTTATGCACTTGACGCGAAGCCATATCAACGCCTTGCGGGAGCAAGAGGTCAGCCGTGGCCAGCGTAATCGCGTTCTTGTGATAGACCAAGTTTTGCGGGTAGGTGGTAGACGCGGTTCCTGTAAACGTAATAACAGCCGCAGACACCGGGAACGCATCCACCGTAGCCAGTGCATTGGTCGCGGTGTACATCGCAGGCAGGAATGCAATGGTCGCCGAGGTGCTGGTCAAGGTCTGATCGGCAGTCACGACAAACTGTTGCAAGCTACCAGTGCTAAGACGGGTCTGCGGGTTAACCGCATACACGGCAGCAATGGTAAATATATCGCCTTGTTTGAGCGACTTCGTGCCACTGGTGTAAGTAATATCCAGCGTTGTCGCGCCTTGCGTTGACGGAACGGTTGACGCGCAGATGGGCGCAGCCGGGAAGTTGCCCGTAGTGTGATTGACAATCGACTGCGACATGTTCATTTCGTCGTAGCCGAGAACACCCTCACCCATCATGCCGGTCTTGAACTGGCGAGAAATCGTGCCTGCCGGGTTGAAGAAACCACTCAAGCCGTTTACCAGACCAGCGTTAGCGGCAGGGTTGACGGTAGCGTAGCGCGGCGACATGGGAGCCGCCGATTCGTTCAGCTTCTGTTGCGCTTGCAGCAAGACCAACGCGGTGGCCGGCGTGGTGCCAGGAGTGCCTACGGTGTTGAAAATAGACTTGTAGGCGTTGGCAACGTCAGCATCCACACTCGACGCCAATTGGCTGATACGCGGCTTCAGAACACGTTCCGCAAAGTCATCCAACTGCATGGTCAGTTCGGCGCTGGTGAAGTTGATGCCGATGTGCTTCTGGCTAGAAACCGTCAGCGTGGTGTATTGCTCGTTGTCGTCCTGAACTTGCAGTGCGGCGCCATCAGTTACCAAAGCGCGATCCGGCAGACGAATCCGCAGGGTAGATCCGATCTTCGCGCCTTCAACGGCGAAACTGTCGTCGTATTCTTTGTTAATGTTACGTGAAAGAACAAGGTTGTTCTCCAGAATTTCTAGAGACTTCCTAGTTATCATATCAATTGTCAATAAACTGTTGGCCATGAAAAACTCCTAAAAGTAGTTAGCGGTGTCTTGCTTCCTGCTTTTTCACTTGTCTGGCTCTTTCAGCATCGATCCACTGGCTTGTGGTCATTGCTTTAATTGACCTTGGATCAGTGGTATCAAAACTGCCGGATTGACTTCCGCGAGCTGTGACTGGTGAAATCGGCGCAGGTGCGCGTGACGTTCGATTTGTAAATGGTTCAGAAGCAACTTTCGCTTCCAGTTTTCCAATCTCTTTAGCTTGCAAAAATGGTTCAAGTCGAGCTATGCGGTCAGCTTCCTTTGGGTTCGTGCCGAGATAATATGCAATATCAGGGCCGTTATCCGAGGACTGAATTGTTTGCGCCATCACATTTGTAATCGGTAGCTTGGGGTTGTACGCGACTTGTTCAAAGTCCTCGTATTTGCTCCGCGCATCTTCTTCCTTTTCGTGATAGTTACCTAACAAGTCTTGTTGCTGTTTCGCAAACTGTTGCTGCTGGACAAGTTGTTGAGCCTTGGAAGTCGTCAATGCCTCAACGTATTCTTCGGTCGTCGTAAACTGTTCTGGCTTCACATGCTCCACAGGTACAGGCTTTGGTGCTTCGGCCTGTCTTGCTTCGCGCTCCCACTTTCTCTGCTCTCTTGCAAGCCGTTTACCAATGGCGGCATCCAGATCATCCTGGCTGAATAGCTTCGGAGTCTCTTTCGGTTCACCTTCGGGTGCTGCTTCCGGCGCTACTATCTCAGGTTCAGGCGCTGCCGTAGCGACCTGTTCCGGCGCGGGTTGTTCCGCTAACACTTCTTCAGACATGGCTTGATTCCTTAGAATCCCTGGCGTACCGCGCCAGTGCGGTTATTCAAAAAAGAGGGTTGTTGCTACCGTTCCCGATATAACAACGTAGAGTCCTTTGGATGCCGTTATGCCGTTTGCGGTGAAGGTGAAATTAGTTGCCGCTGTTGGGGTAAACACGCCTATTATGATCGGGTCACCAGTGCTTGCGGTGCCGGAATCGTAAATTGTGATGGTTGGCGTTGCGCTTGCGGCGCTAATAAAAATGCCTTTTAAAACCGTAAACCCGACTTTAATTTGATGCGTTGCGGTGATACGTTCATAGGTGGCTGACATGATTGGCCCTAAGCTAGAAAGCGAAGTTTATAGAGAGTGCGAAGGTATATCTCAATGATGTTGTCGATGAGCTGCTGCAACGAAGTATCTGACTTATCCACAATATCATACCGAGCCGCTTCAATTTCTTTCAACTGATCTTCCAGAAACTCGATAATGTTGGCTGTTTTCTTTGCCGACATAAGCGAGATCGGCCCTATCAGACCATGCCGACCTTGGTAAGATTCTGCAAAGTCGTCAGC